TGCATTTGGAAATCAGTTATCGGGCCTGGAACGAGTTGCCAGTCTGGAAGTTGCCGGAATGAAGGTTGCCAGTCAAAGGAAGCTCGGAGCCGCCCTCGGGCTTAGCCACACCGCGATCCAGAAAGCGCTGACGAGTGGCCGGATTGAACATGAGGCCGATGGTTACTGGGATGTTGAAAAATGCCGCACGTCATTGAAACTCAAGACTCACCCACTGAAATCGAAAGTGGCCAAAGAAAAGAATCGTATGCCGAAGCCAACGACGAAACGCGCTGCTGTTTCGGCACCGGCCGTCAAGCCGATCCATGGATTACAGGAGCCGCTGCCCGAAGCCATCCGCCGGAAAGAAATTGCCAATGCGAACATCAAGGAGATCGAAGAGGCCGAAAAACGGAATGCTCTGGTCCCCCTGGCCGAGATCAACGCGCATGTGGCCGGTATGATTATCCGCGCACGCGACGTACTCACACGGATGGGCGGTGAACTCCGGGACTCGCTGGCGTGCGAGACAGACCCGATCAAGTGCGAGGCGCTGGTCAACGCCGAGACGAATCAGGCGTTGCGCGAATTGCGCGAGTATGCCCCGAATGGATGACAACCGAAGACCTCATTGTAGACTGGTGCAAACTATGGGAGCCGCGCGAGAATCTACCGCTGTCGGAATGGGCAGAGAAGAACTTCTTTCTCAGCCCCGAGTATTCGAACCGCACCGGCTTCTTGCGTCTCTATGGCTGGCAGAAACAAATCTTCGACGCATTCACGGACCCGACTGTCTCCGAAATCGTCTTGATGTGCGGGACCCAGCTTGTCAAGACGCTATTTGTTCAAGTCGCGCTGACCTACGTGATCTCCGAAGCGCCTGGGCCAGTACTTCTTCTCGAACCGAAGGACGAAGACGCGAAGGCGTTCTCGAAGGAACGGTTGACCCCGATGGCGCGGGACATTCCATGCTTGCATGGGAAGCTGGCGGAGGTGAAGTCCCGCGACGGCAAGAACACCTACTTGTACAAAGAGTTTCCGGGCGGGAATCTATCGCTGGCAGGCGCGATCGTCCCCGGAAACATGGCCCGGCGGTCGATCCGGTATCTATTCGCGGACGAGCAGGACAAATACCCGCTATCGGCGGGCGACGAAGGCGACCCGCTGGGTCTGGCGCGGGAACGCCTGTCGACGTTTCGAAGCCGCGCTAAGATCATCCGGACATGCTCGCCGACAATCAAGGGCCGTTCGCGGATAGCCAAGGGATACGAGCAGAGCGACCAGCGGAAACCACACGCGGCGTGCTGGAAGTGCGGGCAGGGTCAGGTGCTCAAGTGGGCGCAGGTCAAGTGGGACAGCGATCTCCCCGTCGAGGACAGAGCGCTCTCAGCCTATTACGAATGCGAGCACTGCGGCGCACACTGGGACGATCTACAGCGCTGGAAGGCGGCGGATGAGGCGGTATTCAAGGCGGCCCGCCCGTTTCGTGGCGTGGCAGGATTCTGGATCAGCCACCTGTACTCACCGTATAAGCGTTTGTCTCAGATCGTTAAACAGTTCTTCGATGCCAAAGACGATAAGCAGGCCCTCAAGGTTTTCATTAACACCACCCTTGCGGAACTGTGGGAAGAGGAAGGCACTACCCCAGAGTGGGAACTTCTCTACTCTCGCCGGGAAGACTATCCGTGCGGCGCCGAGCCTGGGGTGTCGAACGACAACGCGGTCGTGCCGAAAGGGGCGCTCCTGCTGTTTGCTGGTGTGGACGTGCAAGAGGCACCGGCCCGGCTGGAGTATGAGGTCGTCGGATTCGGTCGGAACGGTGAAACGTGGTCAGTCGCCTACGGAGTTATCCAGGTCCGGGGACCGGGCGGAGAGCCGCTACCTCCGACGCACCCGAGCCTATGGGCTGAACTGGACACCGTTCTCATGCGCCAGTGGCAGCACGCGGGCGGATCAACGATCCCAATCATGGCGATGGGGGTGGACACCGGCAGCAGGCCGAAGCCCGTCTACGATTTCTCAAAGCGCCACGGGAAGCCGATGTACGGAAAGATCGGCGTCCGCATGTACCCTCACACCGTCGTACCGGTCAAGGGGTCGTCACACGAAGCACTGCGGATTATTGCGAGCATCTCCGGTGACGACGCGGCCCGAAAGCGTGCTGGGGTCAAGATCGTTACGATTGGCACCGGAGTCGCCAAGCAGGAACTGTACGACAATCTGCGGGCACCGAGACACCGCGGAGTGGGGCCGGCGCCGTATGGTTACGCCCACTTCCCGGACTACGGCGAATCATATTTCCAGGGCCTCTGCTCTGAGAAGCGCATCCAGAAAGAGAATGGGGATGTCGCCTGGGAGAAACAGGGGCGCAATGAACCACTTGACTGCCGTGTCTACGCCCGTGCAATGGCTTCGCTATTCGGGATCGACCGATTCACTGAGCGCCACTGGAAAGCGTTCGAGGAGCATCTCGGCGTGATCCAGGAACCAGATAAACCGCAGGCCGTTCTCGCTCCTGCACCCGTTCATGCCGTGAGACGGCGGCGGGAAATCCAATCATTCACGGTGGGCTAAATGGCCTGGACATCGACACAACTTACGGCACTGAAGGATGCGCTGGCGTCCGGTAAGGTCTCCGTCCGCTTTGGCGACAAGAGCATCGAGTACCGTTCCGTGGATGACCTCCGCAAGGCGATAGCGGTAGTGGAACGGGAAGTGAACGGAACCGACGCAGTCAAGCTAGTCAAGGCATACTTCGCATCGGACTTTTAATATGAGCTACCTCAGAACACTCGGACGCGCCTTGATCGGCACGCGGATGGGAGCCTATGACGCCGCATCGATCAGCCGACGCCTGGCCAGCTGGGTAGCTCCGCAAGAACACCTGAATTCGATCCTGCAATACAACGGCGCCACTGTAAGGGCACGCTCTCGCGACTCAGTCAGGCAGGACAGTTGGATAGCTTCAGGCGTCGATGACTGGGTAAGTGAGGCCATCGGAACCGGCGGCATACCTCATCCGCAACACTCAAATCCGGAGATCCGGAAACTCCTCAAGGAATTGTGGAAACAATTTGCAGACGAAGCGGATGCCGCCGGAACCTCCAACGTATATGGACTTCAGGCGCTCGCGTTCCGTGGTGCCATAGAGGGCGGTGAGACGTTCACACGCCTGCGACCGCGGCGACCGGAGGACGGGCTCAAGGTTCCGCTCCAACTCCAGGTAGTAGAGTCGGAACAAGTACCGCTCGAAAAGAATGAATCAAATGGTGCCAACAAGATCCGCTGCGGTATCGAGTTCACCCCATTCGAAAAGCGGGCTGCGTACTGGATGCATGCGAATCATCCATACGACGGCACAATAACGACAAATGATCTGACGACTAAGCGCATTCTTGCGGACTACGTCCTGCATGAGTACCACGTCCGGCGGCCCGGACAGATCCGTGGGGAGCCGTGGACCGTGCGTTCGCTGGTGCGGGCAAAGCAACTCAGCAGATTCGACGACGCGACGGCAGAGAAGCAGGCACTTTCCGCATGTATGGTCGGATTGATCGAACCGCCGGCCAGTGAAGACATCATCCTACCGGAAGATTCATCGATCTCCGAAACCGGGGAAACCGCAGATACCGGACAGGCGCTGTCTCGCCTATCGCCGGGTAATTTTCTGGTCGTTCCGGTTGATGGCAAAGTCACCATCATGCAGGGCGCCGACGTGGGTGCGAACTACGAGGCATTCGAGAAGGCTTCCCTACGGTGGATCGCCAAGGGGATGGGCAACACGTACGAGGCCATCACCGGTGATCTGAGCGGCGTCAACTATTCCAGCATCCGCGCGGGCGTGGTTAAGTTCCGCCGTCTCTGCCGGGCAGTCCAGGAGAATCTCATCATCTTCCAGTGGTCGAAGCCCGTCTGGCGTGCGTTCGTTGAGGCGTGTGTCCTGGCCGGCCACATCAACGCATCTGACTATGCAGCGAACCGGGCGGAGTACCTGGACGTTATTTGGCAGTTTACGAAGTGGGAATGGGTCGATCCATTGAAGGACGTTCAGGCCGATCGGATCGAAGTAGAGGCTGGTTTTGCTTCCCGTTCCGAGAAGATCGCAGAGCGAGGCCGTGACCCGGAAGAAGTGGATAACGAACGCTTGCGCGACCAGGATAGAGCCGAAGATCTCGGCATCATCACCCCCAGCGGTGCGGCGTCTCCGCTGATCCAATCCGCAACACAGGAAGAGGAGGCGCAGAATGCCAACACCGAAACCCAGCAATGACAGGACGGTGAAATCGTATCTCGCTGAACTCCATGAGCGCCTCGGGCGCG